CGCAATGGGTAATAGCAAGCTAAGATATGTGACAGTGCGCGTGAACAATGAGCCTCTGGTCTACGGCCTTGACAGGGTTGATCTGAGCAAGACCGTTTACGTCATGGAGGGTCCGTTTGACTCGATGCTGGTGCCTAACTCGATAGCACCAGGTGGAACAGATATGGTGCGGGCTCTATCTTACATACCTGGTGACAAGGCGGTGCTTGTATTCGACAACCAGCCTAGAAACAAGCAGGTGGTCGATCAAGTGCAAAAGATGGCTACAAGAAAAATACCTATGGTAGTTTGGCCTTCGACATGGAAATATAAAGATATCAATGAGTCAGTGGTGGATGGGGTGGACCCGTCAGAGGTGGTGGCCCTGCTAAATACCTGCACCCACCACGGGCTAGCTTTGAATCTAGCTCTGCGTGACTGGAAGAAATGTTAATGGAGGATATAATGGGTGGGCCTACTGTAAAGCTAATTTCATATACTCAACCTGTGGATGACATAGCCCAACAAGGTATTACAAATGCCTTGGAGCTTGTCGCTTTCTGCGCTAGGGTATCAAATCCTAGCAATCAGTACAATAGTGAGACTGCGGAGAAGCTTGTTGTTTATCTTGCGAAGCATAAACATTGGTCTCCGCTAGAGATGGTCGATGCTACGCTTGAGATCGTGACTACACGAGACATCACACATCAGATCATTCGGCATCGCTCATTCTCGTTTCAAGAATTTAGTCAGAGGTATGCTGACCCGACTAAATCTCTAGAGTTTGTCACGCGCGAGGCCAGGCTTCAAGATAATAAAAATCGTCAGAATAGCATTGACGTTGAAGATGTTCACCTACAGAATGAATGGTACCGTTCGCAACAACGCGCACTATTTGCTGCTGAACGAGAATATAAATGGGCTATCGACAACGGCATTGCCAAGGAGCAGGCACGTGCCGTATTACCTGAGGGATTGACACAATCTCGCATCTATATGAAGGGCTCCATCCGTTCTTGGCTACATTATATCGAGGTTCGTACAGATCCTTCGACTCAGAAAGAGCATCGTGAAGTAGCATTAGGATGTGCCAGGGAGATTGCTCGCATCTTCCCTAATATCATCAACATCTAATACCGGAGGCACATATGCAAATAGATCACCTAGGTGTGTTCATTGACACATCGCGGGACTCCTTGTTGTCGGAGTTTTCGCTCACACTACTAAGAGACTATTATTGCCGTAAAGACGAAGACACACCACAGAAGTCATTTGCACGTGCCTCTGTAGCATTTTCTGGCGGAGATATGGCCTTAGCACAGCGGATCTATAATGCTGTGTCTAAAGGCTGGTTCATGTTTGCATCTCCAGTGTTGTCTAATGCAGCATTGCCAGGTGAGAAGGTGAAGGCGCTACCGATCTCTTGCTTCCTGACCTATGTGCCAGACACTCTCAAGGGTCTGATTGACCATACGGCTGAGCTGCGTTGGCTGTCGGTCAAGGGTGGTGGCGTCGGTGGTCACTGGTCATCCGTGCGCTCTGTCTCTGATATCGCGCCCGGCCCGATTCCATTTCTGCATACCGTCGATTCTGATATGACTGCATATCGTCAGGGAACGACTCGCAAGGGTTCATATGCTGCATATCTTGATGTATCGCATCCAGATATCATGGAATTTTTGACGATTCGTGTGCCGACTGGCGACGTGAACCGTAAGTGTATGAATCTGCACCACGCCGTCAATGTCACAAATGAGTTTATGCGCGCAGTCGAAAATGATTCAGATTGGCACCTGCGTGATCCAAATGACGGTACAATCCGTGAAACAATGCGAGCCCGTAAGCTGTGGGAAACCATTCTTGAGGTTCGTTATCGCACGGGTGAGCCATACATCAATTTCATCGATACGGCCAATGAAGCCCTGCCTCAGGCTCTGAAAGATCGTGGTCTAAAGATTCACGGATCAAATCTTTGTAATGAGATTCATCTACCGACGAGTGAGGAAAGGACTGCAGTATGTTGCCTATCTTCGTTAAACCTAGAGAAGTACGACGAGTGGAAGAACACTGGTTTAGTCAAAGACCTAGTGACGATGCTGGACAATGTTCTTCAGGTGTTCATCGAGAATGCGGGGGACGAGATTTCGCGCGCGCGTTTTTCAGCGCAACGCGAGAGGTCGCTCGGTCTTGGCGCGATGGGGCTGCATTCTTACTATCAGCAACGTGGAATTGCATTTGCAAGCGAAAACGCAAGACAGATCAATAAGGAGATTTTCTCCGATATCTTTGCTAAGGCACGTGAGCAGTCGAGAATCCTAGGTCGTGAGCGCGGCGAAGCTCCTGATATGGAAGGCACGGGTATGCGTAATGCCCATGTGATTGCGATTGCGCCAAATGCAAACAGCTCAATCATTCATGGTTGCTCACCATCTATTGAACCTTGGAAGGCAAATGCTTTTACTCATCGCACTCGCGCTGGCTCTCACCTGGTCAAAAATGAATACCTGAAGCAGCTTCTAGCTGTTATTGGTAAGGATACAGATGAGGTATGGTCTAGCATTATCACAAATGGTGGTTCTGTTCAACATCTCGATTTCCTGAGCGAACATCAGAAGCAAATCTTTGCTACGGCCATCGAGATTGATCAGATGGAGATTGTGACTCAGGCTGCTTGGCGCCAGAAATGGATCTGCCAAGGTCAGTCGCTCAATCTATTTTTCCCCGCAGGTGCATCTCGTGGGCTATTGCATCAGGTACATTTTGCTGCATGGAAGCTTGGTTGTAAGGGACTATACTATCTACGCACAGAATCTTCAAATCGCGCAGAGAATGTTTCGAAGAAGGTTGAGCGTAATAAGCTAATTGATATATCAGAAATACAAGTTAAGGAAGAGACACAGGAAGAATGTGTCGCATGTCAGGGGTAAACAATGGATATTCGCATCGTAACAAAGACTGGCTGCCCATTCTGCGATAAGGCGAAGGAATGGTTGTCTAGACGCGGTTTCTCATATACAGAAGACCGTATGGATAATGAGGAGCTGCGGTATGCTTTCTACCAGCAGCATAAGGTGAATACTGTTCCTCAGGTATTCATCGATGGTAAGCGCATCGGTGGATATACTGAACTTGTCGCATATGGCGACAAGATGGTGAAGCAAGAGCGCGGAGGACTTCTAGAGTTCTCCAAGGTCTATAAGCCGTTTCAATATCCTTGGGCCGTAGAAATCACACAGCGTCATGAAAAGGCGCACTGGATCGAAGATGAGGTGGATCTTGGAGAAGATGTCACGGATTGGAAATCTGGTAAGATGTCTGCGACCGACAAGGAATTTGTTACGCAGATCCTGCGACTCTTCACCCAATCTGACGTCGCAGTCGGCAAGAATTACTACGACCTGTTCGTGCCCAACTTTAAGAATAATGAGGTGCGAAACATGCTCGGCTCATTCGCCGCGCGAGAAGGCGTACACCAGCGTGCTTATGCACTTCTGAATGATACGCTTGGTCTTCCTGATGAAGAATATACAGCATTTCTTGAATATAAGGAAATGGCCGACAAGATCGATTTCATGACTGAGGCTGACACGACTACGAAGCGCGGTGTCGGTCTTGCACTAGCTAAGTCCGTATTCAATGAAGGTGTCGCTCTATTCGCTTCATTTGTAATGTTGCTAAACTTTCAGCGATACGGCAAGATGAAGGGTATGGGTAAGGTTGTTGAATGGTCGATCCGTGATGAGAGCATTCACGTCGAAGGCAATGCATTCCTCTTCCGCACCTTCTGCGCCGAACATCCACGAATTGTAGATGACAGCTTTAAGTCTGAAATCTATGAGATGGCCAGACAGGCTGTGAAGCTGGAAGACAAGTTCGTCGATCTAGCTTATAAGATGGGTGAAGTTCAAGGTCTAACACCCGATGAAGTCAAGCAATATATCCGCTATATAACCGACAGACGTCTGCTCCAGCTAGGGTTGAAACCTAACTTCAAGGTTAAGGATAACCCCCTTCCGTGGCTTGAGTGGGTTCTGAACGGGGCCGACCACACGAACTTCTTCGAAAACCGTGTGACCGAATATGAGGTGGCTGGTCTCACTGGATCTTGGGAGGAGGCTTATTCAAATGCTAAAGAAAGTCAAAGCGGTAGCTGACTACGAAGAAGAGGATGAATATACCTGCTCCTCATGTGACGCCGAGTTCACCCTGGTCTATCATTCAGATCAGGGTGGAATCATCTATAATCCAGAGTTCTGCCCGTTCTGCGGGGAACCTCTGGATTTAGAAGATGACGATGACGATGATGAAGGATACATAGACGAGGACTAAGGAGCTCCTCGTGTATGATAGATTATGAAAACCCGTGGTTATTTGATGACAAACCTTTCACAAGCGCAGACATAGGAAAATCCTACGGCTTTGTCTACCTGATCACAGACAAGGTAACTGGTAAGATGTATGTGGGTCGCAAGTATTTTTGGTCGATGCGTAAGAAGAAAGGCGCATTGAAAAGAAAGCGTGAAGAAAGCGATTGGAAAGATTACTACGGTTCGGCCGATGAGATCAAGGCGCTTGTGAAAGAATTTGGGCAACTTAGGTTCGACCGCCGGATTATCTCTGTACATTCTACCAAAGGTGATGTAAATTACTCTGAGGTCAGAGAGCAGTTTCGACGTGACGTGCTAGAAAAGGATGAATATATCAATGCAAACATCAACGGCAAATGGTTCAGAAAGCCTGGACACATCATCGCAGGACGGCGTATTGCCGGATCACCTGGGCGGCCATCTCAATAAGACTCATCTCGATCCTGGCGCGCTGATCTTTCTCAAGCAGCGGTTTGACATCAAGACGATGCTCGACGTGGGCTGCGGCCCAGGAGGCATGGTCGAGATGGCGGAGTCCATTGGAATCAGCGCATGGGGCATCGACGGTGATCCATATGTCGAACGTAAGACGAGAAATGTCACCATCCACGATTATACGAAGGGATTCGTCGAGACCAAGGACCTGCCGTCTAGCACGTTCGATTTGGCTTGGTCCGTCGAGTTTCTAGAGCATGTCGAGGAAAAATACCTGCCGCTGTACATGCACAGCTTCAATCTCTGCAAGTATGTCGTATGCACTGCGGCACCTCCTGGCTGGCCGGGTCACCATCACGTCAACTGTCGCTCGATTGACTACTGGATCGGCGCTTTCTCAGCTAACGAGTTTGAATACGATGCGGAGACCAGCGGGTTGGTCAGAGCACATTCGACCATGACGAAAGGTTTCATGAGTCGCACTGGCATGTTCTTCAGGAAGAGGGAACCTTGGTATGTCTGATCTAGTCAAGCTATTCGTCGGCACTTCTGCTAACGGCGAAGACGCCGAGGCGGAGATGGTGTATGAGTATTCTCTCCGCAGCAACTGTTCTAGACCTCTCGATATCACCTGGATGCGGCAGACCCTCGATGTCGATAGCCCATGGGGTGGATGGGAGACGGAAGAATGGTCGACTCCTTTCAGCGGCTTCCGTTGGGCGATTCCAGAGGTCTGCAAGTTCAAGGGCCGTGCAATCTATACTGACGTCGACATGATCAACATGCGCGATATCAGCGAGCTGTTTGATATCGATCTTCAAGGCAAGCCGATGGCTGCTCGCAAGGGCACGCGGTTCGGCGGCCACGAGTTCTGCGTGATCGTCTTTGACTGCGAAAAGATGGAAGAATACCTCATGCCTATCCAGCGCATGAAGGTCAACCCGTCATCACATCATAGGCTAGTCAGGTTTTTTAGCGGCAATGAAAAGCTCGTGCATGAGCTAGACATGCGCTGGAACTGTCATGATGGCGAAGGCCTGAAGGCTGAAGATATCTGGCACCTGCATTTCACGAAGATGGCCAC